GTATTTATTCAGATTCAGAAGCTGATAACTTTAAGAAACAATGATAGAAACAAATATTACAGAATTAGCAACGCTTATTATGACAAGCGTATTTTTCGGAATCGTTTTAGCTATGGCAATTAATACCTATCTAAAATAAATTAAACTATATATTATGAAAAAGAATCACTTGAGTTACTCGGCTTTATGCCAGTTTAAAAAATCTCCTAACCATTTACTTGCTTACTGGAACAAAGAATTAAAAACTACAGATGCAATGCAGTTTGGAACTATAATACACAAGATGTTATTAGAACCAGATACATTTACAAAAGAGTTTGCAATTTTTGAAGGTGCAAGAAGAGCTGGCAAACAATGGATTGAGTTCAAAGAACAAAACGAAGGCAAAACGCTAATTAAGCAACAAGAATTAGATGATGCAAACAAGATAATTAACAATGCTATGTTACATCCAGTATTAACTGAAATGATGCAAAATAAAGTAGATACTGAAATTAAATTAGAGTGGCAACATAAAGATGTTAATTTTAAGGGCTTTGCAGACCTTCTAACAACGTTTAACGGTAGAAAGTGCATAGTAGATATAAAAACTACTAATGATGCTGGAAAACGCTTTGAACGTGATTTATACTATAATGATTATAAAATGCAGTTAGCAATGTATCAAGACCAATATGATAAAGATACTGATGCTTATATTGTAGCAATAGAAACTACAACACCATTTAATGTACAGATATATAAATTAGATGATAGTTTATTATTTAAAGGTTGGATGGATTACGATTATTATACAGATAAATTTAAAGAGTGGGATGGTAAACCTCAAGGTTACTCAAGTGATATAGTAGAAGTAAAAACAGAAACAGAAGAAATAGTATAAATGTTAAAAAAAGAATGGCATTGGATGTCAGATTATAAACAACAAAAACAAATAACAATGAGTAAAAAAGAAGAAACAATATATTGTGGTAGTGGTAAAGTTATGAATCCTAAATGGTTAAAAGTAACAATTAATCCTTCTAAAATATCAGAATACATACAAGAGTATAACGGCAACAAATTCATCAAACTAAATATTAATTTAAAAGATGAAGCTGACCAATATGGTAAAGATGTAAGTATTAGTGTAGATACTTGGAAGCCAGATGCAGAAGCACCTAAAGCTGAGGCAAGTAATACTTCAAACGATTTACCCTTTTAAGTATTATGAAACAATCAAAAATCTTAACCGCATTGGGTTTGAGTTCGTTAGATATACAAAATATGTTGATGAACGGACAAACGATGCCAGAGATAGCAAAGAAGTATAATATAACTTATATTTCATTGGTACAGGCATTTAAAATCCAAAAGAAAGATTTTAAGTATATTGATTATATACAACCAAAAGAAGAAGTGAAGGACATTAAAAACGTGTCCTTTGCTTTTGACAAACTATATACAGAAGAATCACTTAACGAAGAAGAGCTATTAGCATATTATAAATACGAACAAAAAAATAAAGCATATTATGAAACAAATTGAAATTAAAGAAGAATTTAAAAAATTAATACCACCACTTACTACTGAAGAGTATAAACAACTTGAAGATAATTGTTTAGAAGAAGGTATTAGAGAAAAGATAATATTATGGAATAATTATATTATTGATGGACACAATAGATATAACATTGCAAAACAATGGAACTTAGAGTTCGAAACTGAAAGTAAAAATTTTAATAGTGAAGATGATGTTATTTTATGGATGATTGATAATCAAAATGGTAGAAGGAATTTAACAGATGGTTGGAAGTACAAATTACAACAAAGAAAAAAAGAAATACTTACAAAAAAAGGTAAAGAAAAAGCAAGTAAATCTAAAATAGGTAATACTAATGCATCAAAAACAAAGTTGTCAAATATTGACAAAGATGTTTTACCAAAACACAATACAAGAAAATTAATAGCTAATGAGCTTGGATGGAGTACAGGTAAAGTTGCAATGGCAGATGTTGTATTTAAAAAAGCAACACCAGAAATTGAAGAAAAAGTTTTAAAAAATGAAATAACAATTAATCAAGCCTATAAAGAAATAAAGAAAGAAGAAAAGAAAGAGGAAAGAATTAGCATAATTAAAGAACAGATTGAAGATATAGAAAGTGGTAAAGTACCAGAACTAAAAGGTTTATATAATGTTATTAGTATTGACCCAGCTTGGAACTATGAAGGAGAAAATAAAAATATAACTTCTTATGATGCAAATGGTAGAAGAGTTGCAAATCCATATCCTGAAATGAGTACACAAGAAATTAAAGATATTAAATTACCTTTAATGAATGATTCTGTGGTTTTCTTATGGACTACACATAAATTTTTACCAGATGCTTTTGATATATTAAAAAACTGGAATCTTGATTATAAAGCTACATTAGTTTGGAATAAAGAAAAAATTGGAATGGGTGCTTGGTTTAGAATGCAATGTGAATTTTGTTTAGTAGGTATAAAGGGTAAACCATATTGGGATAATACTACATACAGAGATATTATAAATGAACCAAGAAGGCAACACTCAAGAAAACCAAATGCTTTTTTTGATATGGTTGATAAAATAACTTTAGGTAGAAAATTAGAATATTTTAGTAGAGAAAAAAGAGAAGGTTGGGATGTGTTTGGTAATGATGTAAATAAATATTAATATGAATTGGGAAGATAAACCACAAGTAAAAAAAGGTAATATAGGTGAAAATATTATTATAAATTTTTTAGAAGAAAAAGGATTTATTATATATAAACCAATAACAAAAGCTGCACATTGGATAGATATTATTGCAACAAAAAGTAAAGAAGAAATATATGCTATTGATGTAAAAACAAAAGCAAGATTTAATAAATGGAAGGCTCAAGGTATAGATGTAAAACACTATAAAGATTATAAAAGATTTCAAAAAAAATGTAATATTAACGTTTATTTATTTTTTGTAGATGATAAAAATGGTGAAATACATTGTGCTGATTTAAATAAATTAAGTGATGGTTTTTGTCCTAATAATGAAAATATAATAGCTTGGTTATTAGAAGAAATGGAATTAGTACACGAATTGACTGAAAAGCAAAAAGAACAATTAACTAAACACGATACAAGAAATTATGAATATAAACCTATATAATTATGAAAGAATTACCATACTTTAAATTTTATCCTAACCAATGGATTACAGGCAGTATATCATTTATGAAATTAGATGTTCAAGGTGCATTTATGAAAGTTTGCTGCTACTACTGGAGCAAAGAATGTAAAGTTTCCAGAAAACAAATTAAATCTTTAATACCTAAACAATGGAGTGCTTTAGTAGATGCTGAGTTATTTAAGATAGAAGAAGAAACTATTAGCATTAAATGGTTAGATGAACAATACCAACAACGCTTAGTAGAACATAAGCGAAATGTAAGCAACGGAAAGAAGGGGGGCTTAAGCAGGGCTAAAGCATTAAGAAAAGATAAGATAAGAAAAGATAATAAAGACCCTTACCTAACTACAAATTTTATCAAATGATAGTTAATAAAGAAGATAACCTAAAATACCTATACGCTTTTAAAGAAGGTAAAATTAAACGTGGTTTAGAAATTGGTAATGAGTTTGATAAGTGGTTTGTTCATAAGCGTGGCAGCTTTACAGTGATAGTTGGTTTGGATAACGTAGGTAAAACTTTTTTTATGTTATGGTACTTTTTATGCTTAAGTGTTAAACACAATGTTAAGTGGTGTATTTGGTCAGGAGAAAATAGTTCTGGACAATTAACAAGAGATTTAATTCAAATGTATGCACAATGTAAATTAAATGAACTAAGTAAAGATGAAATTGATAAATACAATAATAAAATCTCAGAGTGGTTTACTTTTGTTAGTAATAAAAAAATGTACAACCATAAAGATTTATTAAAGATATTTAAAGAAAGTAATTGCGATTCATTTGCACTTGACCCATTCACAGGATTAAACCACGATAGAAGAGTTAATCAGTATGAACGTAATTATTTAATATGCAATGATATTAGAGACTTTTGCAACACTACAGGTAAATCAATATATGTAATGACACATCCAATGACTGAATCAGCAAGGAGAGTATTTCCACCAAATCACGAATATGCTGGTTATATACAACCACCAAGAAAATCTGATGTTGAAGGTGGACAAGTATTTGCTAACAGATGTGATTCTTTTCTTTCGATACATAGGTTTATTAATTCACCTGAAAGCTGGATGATGACACAAGTAAGAGTAGAAAAAATTAAAGACAAAGAAACAGGAGGAACACCAACTCTTGACCAACCATTATGTTTTGATTACAATAGTGGTTTAGGATTTACAATTGGTGGTAATAACGTATTAAAACAAAAAAAATGAAAATATTAAATTTATATTCAGGCATAGGTGGTAACAGAACTCTTTGGGGAGATGAACACGAAATAACAGCTATTGAGATAAACCCAGATATATTAGCTATATATAAAGAGAAGTTTCCAAATGATAATGTAATAAATACAGATGCACATTTTTACTTATTACATCACTTTCAAGACTTTGATTTTATTTGGAGTTCACCACCTTGTCCAAGCCATAGTAGATTATGCTACTCACAAAAAGAAAAGAAATATATTGACTTAGCATTATACCAACAAATTATACTTTTAAAGTCTTGGTTTAAAGGCAAGTGGGTTATAGAAAATGTTGTTCCATATTATGATTATCTTATTAATCCAAGTGTTGTGATTGGTAGGCATCCTTACTGGTGTAATTTTCAAGTTCCAACATTACCAATAAAAAATATAGATATATCTCGTTCAACAGCTGAAGAGCTTTCTGAATATTTAGGTATTCCTAAACCAAGATATAAATCAAGATTATTGTTAAGAAACTGTGTAGAGCCAAAAATAGGTTTGCACTTTTTAAAACATAGTGCTAATAAACAAACAGAATTATTTTAAAACAAAAAAAATGAGATACACATATAAAAACATACAAGAGTTTATAAATTATAAAACTTGGAGTAATAAAAAAAAGATAGATACACTTTTAGAAATAGATTGCAGTTTGTATGCACATCTTGGTACTGATTCTACTAAAGCAGAGAAAGAAGAAGTAAAAAGAAAAAGCATAGAAATATATAGAACTATAAAAACATTAGATAAAAAACTTGGTGATGAATTACTTTACTCAGAAGATTTAAAACAATGACAGATTTAGATTATACAATTACAAAGAACAAATTAGAAATATTGCTTTTAAAGGCACAAGAAGGTTTAAAAGTAGGTAAGGTAACACAATCCAAACTG